CACCGCAAGGTCTGATGTTATGTCCACAACGCACAGACGATCATGCGGTGGCCGTCCTCGTTCCCGCGGGATCCGAGGTCACCTCACGAACGGCGGCTGTCGTACTAGCCCGCCTCAACGAGTTGGGGATCGTCTACACCTGCGCGCCGACTCTGGCCGACGAGAACAAGTTCGTCCTCGCCTACGAGCTGGTGCACGTCACGTCCGGCGAAAAGCTGGCCGGCAGGTACCCGCTGAAACTGTCGGAGAACCCGCAGCAGATGGGTTCGGCGATCACCTACGCCCGCCGGTACGTGCTGCTGTCACTGACCGGCGTTGCGGCCGAGGATGAGGACGACGACGGGCAGGCCGCGAGCGGTCGCCGTACCGCGCAGCGTGCCATGCCATCGCGTCAGTCCGCCGCCCCGGCGCGAGAGCGATCCACCGCACAGCGCGCCCAGCGGCCCGCGTCGACGCCGCCGCCGTTGCCTGACGGCGATGCCGGCGGCATCACACCGAAGCAGCAGAACCTGCTGCATCTGTTGCTGGGCAAGGTCGGCAAGGCCAACCGCGAGGCCGGGCTCGGCTACATCAGCGACGTCTTGGAACGCGAAATCACCAGCACCAAGGAACTCAGCAGGGACGACGCCCGCCGGGTAATCGATCACCTCCAAGCCGTTGCCGACCAGCAGGGGCGGCAGTGAACGACCGCGACGCCGCCTGCGGCGGGCCGGTGCGGGAGCCGGGCTGGTGCGTGTGCGGGCACCTCGAGCCGCTACACACACTACGGGCAGGCCACCGCCGGGGCGGCTGCTCCACCTCAACGTGCGTGTGCGGCGGCTACGAGCCCGGGGCCGGTGTCATACCGGCCCCGGGCCCCCGGCCGGCACCCGCCGACCTCGACGCGATGACCGGCCGGTACGTCGCGTACGCCGACGCCCGCGACGGCGGCCGGCAGCCAGCTGCCGCACTGCTCGCTGCCGCCGTTGCCGATGACGTACCCGCCTGGCGCGACGAGGTGCACCGCCTGGAGGCACTACGGCGGGAGTTGGCCGCTGAGCTGGACCGGCTCCGCGATGGGCGCGACCAGTGACCGGCCACCTGTACCGGGCGGTGTGGCCCATCCTCGACGACACCCGCACCCGCTCGACGTTGATCGCTGAGGCGTCCGCCGGACTCGACGCCATGGCCCGCACCGACGGCGCCCGCATCACCGGACCAGCAACCTGGACGGTCACCGGGGACCGGCTCGTATGCGAGGCGCCAGCCCAGCCCCTACCCGCCGACGAACCGGTGGACGTCGCCGGGCTGGCCGACAACGACACCGTCGTACGCCGCCTGGCCGGCCTGCACTGGTCACACCGCCAGATCGCCGCCACGACCGGCATCCCCGCATCCACGGTCCGCGACATCATCGCCCGCCACGCACACCCCGAGGAGGCACATACATGATCAGTGATCTTCCACCCGCCGACGTCGCGACGGATGCCGCCCATCACTGCCAATCGGCCGGTCTGCCCGAGCGGATCGCCAGGCCGCTCGCCGACCTGTTGGGCAACGTCGCCGACGCGATGCGCGACGACGACGCGGAGGAGCGCCACCACCCGGACAACATCCCGGCGGCGCGATGGCTCGTGCACCGCGGTTGGGATCCGCACCCACGGGCCGCGCGGGTCGACTGGACGGACGCTCTGCGGTTGTCCCGCGCCGTGCTGGGCCACCCGGACCCCAACACCCCTTGACCGGTTGGGCCGGCCCTGGGGGCGGGGCCCGGCCCAACCACCCCCGCACAGAACAGCGCATAGATAGGACGTCGAGGATCGATGAGTGTCCGGGTAATGACCTGGGTGTGGGAACAGTCGCGGTCAACCAAAACTGACCGCCTGGTCCTGCTCGCCATCGCCGATTGCGCCGCGGATGACGGCAGTAACGCCTACCCGAGCATGGCCGAGCTGGTCCGCAAGACCGGGCTGACCGACCGGGGTGTGCAGAAGGCCATCGCACGCCTGGTCGAGCTCGGCGAGTTGGTTGTGGGGCGCAACAGCGGCCCGAAGGGCTGTAACCGGTACCGCGTCGTCATGCCTACCCCCGAACACCGTTCACCCCCACCCCCGAACGCCGTTCGGGTCACCCCCGAACGGCGTTCACCCGGAACCGTCCTTGAACCGTCAATAGAACCGTCAGTAGAACCTTCTCCTTCGTCGCACCCGACGAAGGACATCGCGATCCCCGACCGAATCGACGTCGAGCAGATCTGCCGCCACCTCGCCGACCGCATCGAAGCCAACGGCTCCAAACGCCCCACGATCACCAAGGCGTGGCGCGACGCCGCCCGACGACTCATCGACCGCGACGGCCGCACCGTCGACCAGATCACCCGCTGCATCGACTGGTGCCAAGACGACCAGTTCTGGCGCTCCAACATCCTCTCGATGCCCAAACTCCGCGAAAAGTACGACCAACTCCGCCTCACCGCCCAACGCAGCCAGGCTCCCCGACCATCCACTACCGACCAGCGGGTTAACGCCGCCCTCGAGCTCGCCGCCCGCTACGCCGCCGAGGAGGCGTCATGAACAAGGCCGAAACGGCGCTCATCCTCGCCGCCGCCGCAGCCCGCGACCTACGCACCGTCGGAGACGCCGACGTCCTCGCCTGGCACGAAGACCTCCACGACATCACCTATCCCGAGGCCCGCGAAGCCCTCCGACGCCACTACCGCGACAGCACCGACCGGATCATGCCGGCGCACATCCGCCACCACACCCGCACCATCCGCGACGAACACCGCCGCCAAGTCGCCCACCAGGTCCGCGCCCTGCCATCGCGATACGAGGACGACGCCACCCGCGACGCACGGGCCGCCCGCGGCGCCGAGTTGTGCCGACAGGCCATCGCCGCCGCGACCACACCGGCCGACAACGAGCCACCCCCGCCGCTGACGCCATCCGACGACATCCGCCAACGGGCCCTCGACCGGGCCCACGCCGAGCGAAGAACCGGCCGCGCGCCGGGCCTGTCGTCCGTCGGCGACGTCCTGAACCAGATCGTCTGCCGCAAGTCCACCTGAGGAGACGCCATGACCCACGCCCGACTGCCCATCCACCGCGAATACGACCGCGCTCTCGACGAGCTCGCCGACGTGTCGGCCGCCCTCGACCGCGCCGGCTGCCACAACCCCCTCGCCGACGCTGTCGAGCGGATCGACCGGGCGCGGGCGCGGTACGCCACCCGCCCCGGTTCCACGCCCGGCGGCGCGCAGGGTGCCGTGTCGCCCGCTGAGAGCCACGCACAGCCGCCCGTAGACCCCGGCGCGGGAGATCCGATAGGCGGCACCGTTCTGACCGCCCACAGTGGCCCTGAGGACCCCGAGGCGGGCCTATGGACCGGTGGCTTCGTCCCCGACGCTGAAAAGGTCGTCGTCGGCCAGGACAACGGCGGATGCGTGATACCCCGCCTCGCCACCGACACGGCCGACCGGGAGGGCTGAGGCGTGCACTGCAACGTCTGCGGACTGCCCGACCTCCACCACGGCCACGGCGACGGAATCGGCTCCTGCGACTGCCCCCACAGCCATGGCTGCAGGGATACCCCTTCGGCCCCACGCCTCAATTTCGGGGTAGCCCGTTAGTCGTTAACAACCTTTACGAATCTGCCCCGTTTCGGAGTCAGGTAAGTGATGCTCTGCATTTCCCTATCGACATACAGGTGCCACTGGCTTTTACCGTCGGGAGTTTTGACGGTGAAGTGCCAGTAGGTCCTTTCTCCCTCTCCGCTCCGCGCCTCGGCGGTGACTTCCTGATGGACGCCCCACACAACCTCAACAGTGGCCCCCTCGGCTCTAGAATCGGCGGATTTCAGCAAAGCAGCTGCCGCCTTTTCATACTTGTCGGCCCTTCCCTGATCACGTTTGTCCTGCTGGAATTCGAGACGTCGCTTTTTCCTGAGAATGTCGTTCGTCTGGTCAATGATCTTTCGCAACTGTTCTTCGGTCACGTCGGCGAAGAATCCGTCACCCAGGACCTCCACCTCGGGGTGCTCTTGCTGGAACGGATCCAACTTCCGATAGTTTCTGTGAAATGCGAGCGGCATTGATCCTCCCACCACGGAGAACATTATGTTTCGAATACTAGCCATCGTACGACTCAAATAAATGTTTGCCGATAGCCGTCAGCGTCATGAATCCGACTGATTTTCATGTATCAAATGCACAGGCGAGCCCTCGTCCATGACCGCCCCACGACCGGAGGGAGCACCGTGACCTCCCCGCACCACCTCCACGCCACCGCCACCGCCTGGTCCCTGAAGACAGCGCTCGAGCACCTCGCCCAACTCGCCGAGGACGAGGCCGCCCACATCGCCGCCGAAACCCTGGAGGCCCCCGCCCTGCTGCACTCCCCGGCCTGGGGCCGCCGCCACACCCTCGGCGGCCACGGCGACCCCACTCCCGGCCTGGCCGCCGTCGCCACCGCACCTCGGGCACCCCGCCGGAACCGGTGGGCGGACATGCACACCCGCAGCCTGCGCAAACTCGGCTGGCTCGCCGACCAACTCCCCACCGCACCCGCCGGCCCGAACCCGTGGTGGCGGATCTACGACACGATTCCCCGCCTCCAACCCGGCACCGCCGCCGCCATCACCCGGCACCTGGCCGACGAAGACACGTGCGTCCGTACCGCCGTTGGCTGCGGACCGCAGCGGGAGCTACTCGACGACATCGCCTGCCCCAACCCCCGGTGCGCCCAACGGCGCATCCACATCCAAACCGCAGGACCACCAGAGGTCTGGACTGTCGTGTGCGCGGCCGAGTGCCGCTGCGTCGGGCTGGCCTGCGGCTGCGGCATGCCTGGCGCGGTGGAAGGCGTCGCTCATATCTGGCCGCGCGCTGCCGTGCTGCATGCCGCATGACCCGTTGCCCCCGCTGCGCACTGACCTGCACCGCCGCCGGCTGCCCTGCCACCGCTCCGCTGTCCTGGTACGCCGGCCGGGAGTGGGGCACCGCCCAGCAGCTTGTGCACCGTCTCGGCGGCGACGTCACCGTCGCGATGGTCCGCCGCTGGCGTGACCGCGACGGACTCACCACCCGGTCCGGCTACTCACCCCTGGACGAGGCAGCGCGCATCGAGGCCGCCAAGCGCCTCTCACCACGCGGGCGGCCACGCCCGACTTGACCTTGCGATAGCGCGTCCGGCATGATTTGTTCACCAACTCCGACAGACGGAGTGTGCCCAAAGCCCGGTCGACCACTCAGTGGCGCCGGGCTTTCGCGTACCCAGGACCGGGACGCACGAGGAGTGCGGGCAGGTCGCAGGCTGGGATGGCCTGCCCGCACCGCCCTTGTCCCGCCGGTATTGCACCCGCTCATCGCGTGCATCCCACCCCTTCTCTGACCGGGCAAGGCCCGGGACGGAGCGAGCCCATGACTGCCCGACCTGTCACCCAGGCCGACTACGACCGCGTCCGTGAGTTGCACGGCCAGGGCATGTCTCGCAACGAGATCGGCCGGACGATCGGCCGGTCCGGACGTACCGTCTCCAGGATCGCCGACCAGCTCGACCTCAGCTTCGACCGGGCCGTCACCCGCGCCGCTACCGAAGCCAAGAAGGACGACGCTCGCGCCAAACGAGCTGTCCTGGCTATCGCCCTTCTTGACGACGCCGAGCGGCTCCGTCAGCAGCTTTGGCAGCCAGCCGACTACGTCGACCACGGCGGCAAGGAGTTCGACCGCGTGGACTGGACACTGTCCGAACCGACTTTCGCGGACAAGCAGAAGATCATGCAGGCCGTGGGTGCCGCCATTGACCGAGCCATCAAACTCGACGACTACGACGCCGACCCCGGCGTCGACGCTGCGAAGAGCATGCTCGGGGCCCTCGCCCGGGGCCTCGGCGCAGCCTACGACCAGCTCAACCACGCCGGATCCGATGGCGGTTGACCTCGACGCGGTCGGCCGTACCCTGTCGCCGATCCATCTCCGCTCTGTGGTGGAGTCCACAGCCCGCCTCAACATCTGGCAAGGCAGCGTCCGGTCCGGTAAAACCGTCGCGTCGCTGCTGCGGCTCCTCCTGGCCACCGCGACCGCGCCCATCTCCGGCCGGGTCCTGCTGTTCGGCAAAACCCGCGAATCCGTCAACCGCAACGTGTTCGCGGTACTCACGGATCCGCTCCTGTTCGGGCCGCTCGCCCGCCTGGTCAAGTACAACCCAGGCGCGGCAACCGGCACGATCCTCGGCCGCGAAGTCGACGTCCTAGGCGCGAACGACTCCAAGGCGGAGCCGAAAGTCCGCGGCATGACGTTATGCCTGGCCTACGGTGACGAACTCACGACGATCCCCGAGGCGTTCTTCACCCAGGTCCTGGCCCGGCTGTCCGTGCCGGGTGCGCAGTTGTTCGGCACCACCAATCCAGACGCCCCCAATCACTGGCTGCGCAAGAAGTACCTCCTGCGGGCCGGTGAGCTGAACCTGCGGACCTGGCACAGCACCCTCGACGACAACCCGCACCTCGACCCGCAGTACGTCCGTGACCTCAAGACCGAGTACGTCGGCCTCTGGTACAAGCGGTTCATCACCGGCTCCTGGGTGCAGGCCGAGGGTGCCGTGTTCGACATGTGGGATGAGGACCGTCATGTCGTGCCCGCGCTTCCGGCCATCCACCGGTGGATCTCGCTGGGCATCGACTACGGCACACGCAACGCCACCGCCGCCCTGATCCTCGGCGCCGGTGAGGACGGTCGCCTGTATCTGACCCACGAGTGGCGGCACGACCCGGCCACTGCCCGCCGGCAGCTCACCGATTTCGGGCTGTCCCGGGAGCTGCGCGCCTGGCTGGCGGGCCTTGAGGTGCCCGGGGCGCCCGGGTTGAAGGACATCACGCCGGAGTGGACCGTGGTCGACCCGTCGGCCGCGTCGCTGCGCCTGCAGCTGCACGAAGACGGTATGACCCCGGCGCTGGCCGACAACTCGGTGCTCGACGGCATCCGGCTCATGTCGAGCCTGCTCGGCAACGACCAGCTCCGGGTACACGAGTCGTGCCGAGGGCTGATCGACGAGATCCCCGGCTACGCCTGGGACGACAAGGCCACCGAGCGCGGCGAGGACACCCCGATCAAGGCCGATGACCACTCAATCGACGCCGCCCGGTACGCGATCAAAACCCCCGAGGTGCTGTGGCGCCCGCTACTGCGCTCCGTCCCGCACCTCGCCGCCTGAGCTGACCATCGGACCCGAGGAGGGCCGCCCCGTGTCGCTGCCCAACCACGACGTCGAATGGCCACCCCGCGACCTCAAGCCAATCCTTAACCAGCTTGAGGAGTGGGACGCCTGGTACTCCGGCGACCCGCAACGCCTGCACGCCTACTACGCGGCGAACGTCGCCCGCTGGAGTCCGCGCCCTGTTCAGTACGCCGGAGGCGTCGGCGGGTGGCTCGCCCGCCTCTGGTGGGGGCGGCCCGCCATGACCGGCGAGCCACCCGACAAGCTGCACATCCCGGTGGCCGCCGACCTTGCCACCACCAGCGCCGATCTGCTGTTCAGTGAGCCGCCGAAGGTCGTCACGGATGACACCGACACGACGGCATGGCTGGAGCAGGCCGGCGACCAGTTTCAAGCCGCGCTGCTGTGCGCCGCGGACGTGCAGGCGGCGCTCGGCGGCGTCTACCTCCGCGTCGTCTGGGACCGCGACGTCTCCGACCGGCCGTGGATTGCCTCCGTTCACGCCGACGCGGCCGTACCTGAGTGGCGCTATGACCAGCTGTACGCGGTCACGTTCTGGCGGGAGCTGCAAACAGACGGGCAGCAGGTGATGCGGCACCTGGAGCGGCATGAGCCGGGTGGCATCATCCACGGCCTGTACGTCGGCGGCTTGACTAGCCTCGGCCGGCGGGTGCCGCTGACCGAGCATCCGGAGACCGCGGGCCTCGCCGCGCAGGTCACCGTTGACGGTGACACGATCGAAACCGGCACGCAGCTCACCGCTGCCTATGTCCCGAACCAGATGCCGTCACGCAGGTGGAGGGCGACACCGGCGGGCGCCAACCTCGGACGCTCCGACTACGAGGGTGTCGAGCCGCTGATGGACAAGCTCGACTTCGTGTGGTCGGCGTGGATGCGAGACATTGACCTGGCCAAGGGCCGGCTGATCGTGCCGTCGTACATGCTTCAGTCCCAGGGCCCTGGCGGCGGCGCGACCTTCGACGTCGACCAGCGGCTGTTCACTCCCGTGCATGACCTGCCCGGGCAGAGCGGCTCCGGGGCCGGTATCACGGTCAGCCAGTTCGCGATCCGCGTCGAGGAGCATTCCCGGTCGGCGAACGAGCTGCTGGAGCAGATCCTCCGCGACGCTGGCTACAGCCAGCAGACGTTCGGCATCGCTGGTGAGGCCGCGGCGACCGCTACCGAGATCCAGTCCCGGGAGCGGCGCAGCCTCGTGACCCGGGCGAAGAAGGCCCTCTACTGGCGGCCGGGCCTGTCGTCCGTCATCGCCGCGCAGTTGGAGATCGCCCGCGCCGTGTTTCGGGCGAAGGTGACACCGCAGCCACCGAAGATCACCTTCGCGGACAGTGTGCAAGAGGATCGACAACGGCTCGCGACCACCGCTGACCTGCTGCGCCGCGCCGAAGCAGCGTCCACGGAGACGCTGGTGCAGCTGATCAACCCGGACTGGGACGGACCCCAGGTCGAAAAGGAGGTCACCCGGATCCAAGCCGAGACAGGCCGGCAGGTACAGGATCCAAGCACGTTCACCGGGGGGTAAGCCATGCCAGAGCACCTCGCCGACCAGCTCGCCCGCACTCTCGTCGACCTGTACGGCGACCTGCAAACCCGGCTCGCCACCGACCTGGCCCGCCGGCTCGCCGCCGGCATGGACCGCCCCGACTGGGCCGACAACAAACTCGCCGCCACCGAGACGGTGCGCCGCTGGGCGCAGACCCTGCTTGACCGGCTCGATGGGCCCCTCGCCGACCGGGTCGCCCAGGCGGTCGTCCTCGCCTACCAACGCGGCGGTCACGACGCGCTCGCGGAGCTGGCCCGCGTGCAGGACACCCACCCGGACTGGCTCGCCCGCGCCAAGCTTGCCGACCTGCCGCCGGGGCTGCAAGAGATGGTCAACGCCCGCCGGGCAGGCCTCGCCGCCGAGCTGGCCCGCGTCGCCACCCACATGCCCGGCGCTGCCGCGATGCAACGCCTCGCCTACGCGCTGGTGTCGACGTTACGGGGCACACACCTGCGGATCCTGCGCTGGACCCTCGACGCCTACCGGGACGTCATCGCCCGCGCCGCCGCGCCCGACGTTCTCGCCGGCCTGGCCACCCGCCGACGCGCCGCCCAGGTCGCCTGGGAGCAGCTACTCAACCAGGGCATCACCGGGTTCGTAGACCGGGCCGGCCGCCGCTGGCAGCTAGCTTCCTACGTGGAAATGGCCACCCGCACCACCGTCGCCCAAGCCCTCGTGGAGGGCCATCTGGACCGGATCGGCGCAGCCGGCCTCGACCTGGTCATGGTCAGCGACTCGCCGCAGGAGTGCTCCCGCTGCCGTCCGTGGGAGGGCACGGTGCTGTCCCGGTCCGGGCCGGCCGGGCGCCGCACCGAGCACGTCGCCTCGGCCGTGGCCGAGGGCACCGTCGCCGTCGAGGTGGCCGGCAGCGTCGACGACGCCACCCGAGGCGGTCTGCTGCACCCGAACTGCACGCACCGGCTGACCGCCTACCTGCCCGGCGCCACCCGCAGACCGGCCCACACCGCCAACCCGCAAGGCGACCGTGACCGGCAGCGCCTGCGGGAGCTGGAGCGTCGGGTACGCCGCGCCAAACTTCGCGAGGCCGCCGCAATCGATCCGGCCGCCCGCCGCGCCGCCGCGGTGAAAGTCCGCGCCGCTCAGGCCGCGATCCGCGCCCACGTCGACGCGACCGGGCTGATCCGGCAGCGCCCCCGCGAGCAGATCGGCGCCGCCCGATAGTCGTCCCCCGGACCGTCCGGGGGCAGCACCACCCAACCCGAGGAGTCGATCGTGACTCAGCCTGCCCCGCAGCCGCCCGCCGCGCCGCCGCAGCAGCCACCCGCCCCGCCCGCGGGGCAGGTCGGTCAGCAGCCGCCGCCCGCCGCGCCGCCCGCGTCGCCGGCACCGCCCCTACCGTCCGCCCCGCAGCCGCAGCCGCAGCAGGGGCTGCCGTATGGCAGCCCGCCGCAGACCCCGCCCCAGCAGCCACCCACGCCGCCGCAAGGCTGGACCCCGCCACCCGCTCCGACCGGGCAACCGCCGGCACCGTCGGACCTCGGCCCGCCCCAGCCACTGTCGCCCCCTCTAACCGGTCAGCCGGACAACGACGGTGGCGGCTATGCCCTGTCGCGGCTGCCCAAGGCCGCCCGAGAGGAGATCGAGCGGCTCCGGAGCCAGGTGTCCGAGCGGGACACGCAACTGCGGACCGCAACCGTCTCCCAGCACGCCGGGACCGCCGCCCAACAGGCAGGGGTCAACCCAGCTGCGCTGCTCGGCTCGACCGCATGGCAGCAGGCCGCCGCCGGCCTGGACCCGGCCGCCCCGGACTACGCGCAGCGTCTCGCCTGGACCATCCAGACGATCGCCGCGCAGAACCCGTGGATGGCCGCCCAGCCCGCCGGCCCGCCGCAGCTGCCGGCCCGCTCCGGCGGCCACTTCGGCGGCGCACCGACCGCTACAACGATGAGCCTCGACGAGCAGATCACCGAGGCACAGCAGGCCGGCAACTGGCGAAAGGTCATCAGCTTGCAGAACCAAAAGCTGACGGCCGCCCACCAACAGCAACCGCAGTAGGCCCCGGCCGAGTCCAGGGCTCTCTCGACCTAAGGAGCACACCGTGGCCGGAAGCATCACCGGGCTCGGCACCACCTACGACCTGCCCAACTACACCGGGGTCCTCTACCAGCTCACCCCGAGCGACACCCCGTTCTTCTCCGCGATCGGCGGGCTCACCGGCGGTGGGCAGACCGACGCCAACGAGTTCGAATGGCAGACCTACGACCTACGCGCGGCCGGGCAGAACACCGCGCTGGAGGGCGCGGATGCCCCAACCGAGGAGAACCGGATCCGCGCCAACGTGTCCAACATTGTGCAGATCCACCACGAGACCGTCGGCGTGTCCTACACCAAACTCGCCGCCGTCCAAGCCAAGGCCGGCATCAACAACGCGCTAGCCAACCCGGTAACCAACGAGCTCGACTGGCAGGTCGAGCAGATGCTCAAGCAGATGGCGCGGGACATCGAGTACAGCTTCATTCAGGGCATATACGTGAAGCCGGCGGACAACTCGACCGCCCGCAAGACGCGCGGCATCCTCGAAGCGACCACCACCAACGTGGTCGCGGCGGCGGCTGCTGCGCTGACCGAGACGATGGTGCTCGACCTGCTTCAGTCGGTGTGGGAAAACGGCGGCATCCAGGAGTCGGAGACCGCGACTCTGATGTGCAACGCCGTCCAGAAACGAGCCCTGACGACGATCTTCGTTACGAACAAGAACTACCGGGAACAGTCGCGCAACGTCGCCGGAGTCAACGTGCAGACGATCGAGACGGACTTCGGTCGGCTGAACCTGATGCTTAACCGACACATGCCCGTCGACGTGCTGTCTGCGGTGTCGCTGGAGCAGTGCATGCCTGTCTACCAGGAGATCCCCGGCAAGGGGCACTTCTTCGCTGAGCCGCTGGGCCGCACCGGGGCGAACGACCGCAGCCAGCTCTACGGGGAGGTCGGCCTTAAGTACGGCAACGAGAAGACCCACGGCAAGATCACCGGCCTGGCGACGTCATGATGGCGTTCCGTTGCGACCGGTACCCGCAGCTTCAGGTGTGGACCGAGGCCGGGACGGTGCGCTTCCGTGACGGGCAGGCCGAGGTGTCCGACGATCAGGCAGAGACGCTGCGCGGCCTGGGAGACGAGTACGGCGTGGTCGAGGTCAGCCCACCCGATCCCGACGCGCCGAACGAGCCCCCCGCGGTGTCGGCACTCAAGGCCGAATGGGTCGGCTACGCAACCCGCGTACACGGCGCCGACCCAGACGAGGCCGAGGCGATGACCAAAACCGACCTGATCGAGAAGTACGGGCCGAAACCCGAATAGGGAGGGCAGCAGCGTGGCGCACGCAACCGAGGCAGAGTTGACCGCCTACCCGGTGACGGTGCCGACCGGCGCGTCCGCCGCGCTGCTGCTCACCCGAGCTAGCAGGGATGTCGACAGGGCACTGCTCTGCGCCGTCTACGACGCGACGGATGCGGACGTGATCGCCGCCCTACGCGATGCCACGTGTGAGCAGGTCGCCGGGATGATCGCCGCCGGGGACATCACCGGCACCGGTGCCATGCCGCCGACCGCGAGCTTCGCGATCGGGAAGGTCAGCGTGGTGCGTGGTGGGCAGGGTGCTGGCGGATCCAGCCAACAAGCACGCAAGATCAACGGGCTGTGGCCGCAGGCATGGCAGACACTCCAGGCCGCCGGACTAACCGGGCAAGGACCACAGGAGCCCTGGCATGGACTGGGCTGACTTCATCGCCGTTCACATCCCCACGCCGGCCACCATCTCGGTGCAGTCGTACGAGGGATCCGGCGCCTACGGTGACGTGCTCGCCGCCCCAGCCGATGTCACGCCGTGCGTGGTGGAGCAGTCCCGCCGCCTGGTGCGGGTGCAAACCCAGGACGCAGCCGGCACCGAGCAGGTGTCGTCCACCACCGTCTACTGCCCACCGGACACCGTCTGCCCGCCCGGATCCCGGGTCACCTGGGCTGGGCGCACGTCGCGGGTGCTGGCCCGCTCCGACCTATCCGCGCACGGCCTGGACCTGCCGGAGCACGTCGAGCTAAACCTGGAGTAGCCGATGGCCGACGACTTCCGGCTGGAATGGGACGGAGACAGGGTGCTCGCCGCACTATCCGACGCCAGCATGGACGGCCTCCTGGTCGCCGGCGAACACCTGCTCCAGGTGTCGTCGTCGCTGGCGCCGCACGAGGAGGGCGACTTGGAGCGCTCCGGTGAGGTATCCAGCGACCCCGGCTCCGGCACCGTCGCCGTGTCCTACGACAGGCCATACGCCGTCAAGCAACACGAGGACCTCACCCTGCGGCACGACGACGGCCGCCAAGCCAAGTACCTCGAGGAGCCGATGACAACGGAGCGGGACGTGATGCTCGCCCTCATCGCCCACGCAGCGCACAAGCCCCTGAAGGGATGACATGGCACTCGGTGACGGCTGGACCTCCCAACTGCTGACCGGCCTCGCCGAACTGCTCCACAGTGGGGCTACCGGAACGTGGCGCACATCCGGCGCCTACACGGCCGGTGAGACGGCCATCGTCATCCGCGCCATCCCGCAGCAGCCAGACCGGCTGATCACCCTCACCGCCTACCCACTCGGCGACGACCTGCCCGGCATGGCCGACCACACAGTGGGCGTGCAGGTGCGCTGCCGGGGACTACCCGATGACCCGCGCAGCGTCGAAGACATCGCCGACACCGTGTACGAGCTGCTCGACAGCCTCGGCCGGACCACCCTCGGCATGGTGCAGGTCGTGGACGTGACCCGCCGCAACCACACCTCCCTCGGCCAGGACACCAACCGCAGGTGGGAGTCGTCCAGCAACTACTACGTCGAGGCCATGCGCCCGACAGCCAACCGCACCGACTGAGAGGCAGGGCCGCGTCATGGCGACCACCCCGACCACCCGGGTCACCGAACTGGCCCGCACGCACCGACTCGACATCGACACCGCCACCTACCCGGCCGTCGCGTACCAGCAGCTCATGGGCATCGAGGAGGCCAAGCTCCTGGAAGAGCTGCGCACCGAGGACGACGAGGTCTACGACGACACCGGGGCGATGCGGGAGGAGGTCACCGGCTACAACTGGCGCATCGAGGCCAAAATCGCCTGGTCGACCAACCTGCAGGGCAGCGCCATCGACGCCGTGCAGGCTTTCCTCCGCAGCCGTTTCAAGGCGCTGCGTACCACCTCCACCGGGAACGCCGAGTTCGGAATCCGCTGGTACAACCGCGACGGCCTCGACGACGGCGAAAGTCACGAAGGCCGCTGCTACGTCAAGTCTTGGGCGCCGTCAGGCGGTAAGGGCCGCAAGACCATCGACATCGTGCTTCAGGGGCAGGGCCAGCTCACCGACATCACTAACCCCGCCGGCTCCCTCATCCCAACGGTCACCAGTATCTTCCCGACCTCCGGCTCAACGGCCGGATCTGACCAGGTCGTAGACGTCTACGGGCAGCACTACCGGCCCAACGGCGTCACCGACGTGACAGCAGTCGACTTCGGCGCGAACCCGGCGGTCGGCTACACGGTCGTCTCCGACAGCCACATCGTGGCGATCCCGCCCGCCGGCCTCGCCGGCACCGTCCAAGTCCAGGTCACCACCACGACCGGAACCAACACGGACACGCCCGCCGACGACTACACCTACGCCTGATGGGCACCCGGCTCCACGACCTCGACGCCTACTGGTCGCCAGGGCTCACGCTGACCGTCCGAGGCCGCGAGTACACGCTGCCGCTGCCCTCCGCCGAGCTGGGCCTGTGGTGCCGCCGCCTGGCCGAGGTCACCGGAGAGGTCCACAACGCCAGCAGCGAGCAGGAGATACAAGCCGCTGTTGACCGGATCGAGGCCCTACCGCAGCTCCCCGGTGACCTCAGCCTTCCGGAGCGAGTCCTCGGCGACGTCTACCAGCAGATGGCCGCCGACCAAGTTCCCGACCCGTACATCCAGTTCTGCGGGCAGACCGGCTACATCTGGATCATCGGCGGCGAAGACGCCGCCGAACGATATTGGACCTCCGGGGGCCGCCCGGAAGCCCTGCGCCCGACGAACCGACAGGCACGTCGGGCGCAGAACCGGGCCCGGACTGGCGGGAGCCGTACGGCCGAGGGCGGAAAGACCCCGCCACCGGCCTCCACGAGTGGTACGACATCCCCGCCGAAACCCGGGCGCAAGAGCAGGCGCCGGACGGCGCGGTGAGCTGGCCTGAACTGCTCGCACAGTGGGCGCTCATCGAGGCCGACCTACACGACGTGTACGGCATCGATGTTGAGGACCGGACCCTGATGCGGGCCCGGTCCTGGCGGTGGCTCCAGACACGCATCTTCGGTCTACTCGCCGCGGATACACGCACCTACCGGGCCTTCGCACCTGAACCTGAGTTCTCGGAGTCCGTGTGAGCTACTCCGACAGCGTAAGATCCACCAGCGTCCATTTGTCGTCGCCAGAATCCGTGACGATGCAACTGTACTGGGACCGAACCTTAGCCCCGAAGCCGTTTTCCGAATCAACCGCGCCGCTTACCGTGTAGGTCGTCCCGTCTTTACTGGTTGTCGGATCGGCGTATTCTGCCGTGGCCGGAGCCTTGAGTTCTTGTTCGATGAACTGCTCGCACATAATTTCGGCGGTAATGCCCCGGTTGTCGCTCACCGGATCCTGTGGTTGAGCACCACCGCCGAACAGGGCGAATCCACCTATTCCGCACAGCGCGACGAGCACGAGTAGCCCGACCGCAGCGACGATCGGATTGCCCTTCTTCTTCGCCGGAGTTGGCTGAGGCTGCGTCGGCGGCTGCATCGGAGACCCCTTATCCGGTGGACAACCGCTGCACCGTAACGGCGTGGTCCGTCCGCTGCAAGCAGTCGGGCGTCGACTCGACGACGACCGTCCATGATCTGACAGGAGACGATCGGTGGCGCTGAAACTCGGCGAGTTGGTCGCCTACCTCAAGGTCGATGACAGGCAGCTCGACCGCGGACTCAAGGACGCCAAGGGCAAAATGCAGCAGATCGGCCCAATGCTTGGTGCCGCGCTCGCCGCAGGAATCGGCGCCGGACTGCTCGGTGGTCTGCAACTTGAGGCCGCCCGCGCGAAGCTCGCCGCCCGGGTGGGCGATCCGGCGCTGGCGCAGTCAATCGGTGAGGCCGCCGGACGGGTGTACGCCCGCGGCTTCGGCGAGTCCGCGGGGGATGCGATGGAGGCCGCGCAGGCTGTTGTCTCGTCACATCTGGCGGCGGTAGACGACGCCGGGGCGATCGAGCGGATGACCGTGAAAGTCCAGGCGTACGCGTCCGCGTGGGGTACCGATGTCGCAGCAGCCGCCCAGTACGCGTCAACGCTTATTGGTTCGGGGCTGGCGCAGGACGCCGACCACGCGATGGATTTGATCGCCGCCGCGTCCGACCGCGTCCCGGTGGCGCTACGCGAGGACATCCTGGAAGTCGGTAACGAGTACAGCCAATTCTTCCGAACTCTTGGATTCGACGGGGAACAGGCATTCGCGCTACTGGTGGATGCTAGCAAGAAGGGCGCGTACGGCATCGACAAAACGGCCGACGCGCTAAAGGAATTCACCGTTTTAGCTACTGACATGTCGAAGTCCTCGGTGGAGGCGTACAACCTCATCGGACTAAACGCCGCGGAAATGTCCAACCAGGTCCTCGCGGGCGGTGACACCGCACACGCCGCTCTCCAGAAGATCACGACCGGCCTGCTGTCGATCAAGGACCCCACCGAGCAGGCAAACGCGGCCATCGCCCTCTTCGGCACCCCCTTGGAGGATCTCAACGTCGCAGACATCCCCGACTTCCTACGCAACTTGTCGGCGGTAGGCGATGGCCTCGATGGCGTGGCGGGGGCCAGCGACAAAGCCGGTGCGGCGCTGGAGGCGTCCGCCAGCCAGAAGCTGGAGGCATTCAAGCGGCAGGTCCAGGCCGCGCTGGTCGAAAGACTTGCCCAGGCCGTGCCTCACATTGAGGCGACGTTTGGTTGGCTGTCCCGTAACTCGGGTTGGGTGGTGCCGCTGGCGACCGGGCTCGGAATCCTCGCCGGAGTGATCGGCACGATCATCGTGGCCCTGAAGGCATGGTCGGCAGTGCAGACGGTACTGAACCTGGCGCTGTGGACTTCGCCGATCACATGGATCGTGCTCGCGGTCGTCGGCCTTGTCGCCGTGATCGTGCTGATTGCGACGAAAACGACGTGGTTTCAGGATCTATGGCAGGCCGCGTGGGGTGGTATCAAGGCGGCAGTCGAATGGGTGTTGAACTGGATCGTTGGCGGCTGGGAATGGGCGATAGGGATGCTCGTTGCGGGGGCGCGGACGTGGTGGTCGTTGTTTTCGGGGACCTGGCGCAAGGTCGGTGAACTCGCACGTGTTGTCTTCGACTGGATTGTCGATAAGGGCTCCGCGTGGCTGCGTTGGGTGACCGGGCTTCCCGGGCGGGTTGGACGGGCGACGCGGGGACTTTTCGACGGGCTCAAGGCCGCTTTCAAGAGCGCCCTGAACTGGATTATCGGCAAATGGAACCGGCTGTCCTTCCGCATTCCGGGCGTTAGCGTTCCGGGTCTGGGTCAGGTGTGGGGTGGCGCGACCTTGTCTACCCCGAACATTCCGTACCTGGCGAAGGGCGGTACTGCTCTCGCGCCAGGTCTCGCCGTAGTCGGCGAACGCGGGCCCGAGCTGGCGTATCTCAACCGCGGGGCCACGATCCAACCCCTCACGTCGGGGTCGGCAGCAGCGGCCGGGTTGATACGGCTGCTGCTCACCGGGGAACTTCGCGCTCGCGGCGGGGATCTGGTCCTGGTGCTGCGGGAGCAAGTGGCCCTGCGTGGCGGAAACGTGCAGGAAGTTATCGGCAGTGACCAGTAGGAGGCGGTATGGGCTGGGCTGACGGCAGGGCTATTGCATAGTAGCTTTATCCCTGGTCGCGGCCGGTTTTCCGGTGGTCACGGCGGTGATGAGGTCGTGGGGGCGGTGGCTGGCTTCTCGGGTGGCTTCGGCGATGTTGGTCGCGCCGTTGATGTGGTGATACCCGATCGAGGTGTTACGGAGGGTGGCGAAAACGGCGGGCCCGTTGCCGTTCCGGGCTTGATGCGCATCCTCACGTAGCGTGACGTCTCGTACGTAATGCAGGCGGTTCTCGATGTGCCATTCCACCCGCGCCCACGTGCCCAGATCG